AGACTACTGCGCGAAGCGCAAGCGCGCAAGGGCTCAAGCCTCAAGCAGCAAGCGCTCAAGCTGATCCAATGGGCGGGTGGGCCCACAAGCGCACAAGCCGCGGGCCGCAAGCTGTCGGACCGAGGAGCCTGGCTCGAGATAATATTCAGAAAGTTTAGAGGTCCGGGCATCGAGGGTCGCAAGCAGGATCCAGGTGTTCGTGGGATGCTTAATATGGAAGGCAATTTGGTGCGGTGAGAAGGTTATTTTTTTACTTTTGATTACTTTTAGCTCGACTGTAAAAAACCCACCTTTTTCAGTGTAGCCCACAAGGTCGGGGAACCCAAAAGATGCCCAAGATTCAACGCGTGTCCAAATAATATTGGGTGTATTTTTCTTAATTTTTTGCCAGAGTTTTGATTCGTCTTTCAAAGTAAATCACTTGATCGAAATTGCTACCAAAATAGCAGTCAAAAGTATGATAATCACAAGCAGTTCTATTGCTAAAATAGTGTGATACCAGATCCATCTTGTCTTGTATGCATTCTCTACGGAGAGATCAGCAGGGTCTGGCTCTTCGTATATACCTTTGTCTGGTTGTCCCCATAATGTACTTACAAATTTCTTAATCATTCTACCAATATCATAACCTTATATTTTTCTTTGCTACCTATCAGTTTGTTCTCAATTAGCTTGACCTCTCTGATATTAAACTCTCTTTGTAGAGGGTTCCTACCCTCTGGTAGCAACAGCTGTACCGTAGCATCTGCACCCTCATGAGACTCACAGAACTTTTCTAAAACCTGGACTAGTCTTTTGGTGGTATAACTAAACCAACTCATCTTACAGGAGGTCCTCCAAACCATTTGACTATACTGTATCTTGTGCCTTTTGTGACAGGAGATACCATATGTTGTAAAGCAGATGGAAAAAAGATAGCGTCGCCCTTCTTTGCTAGCACTTTCGATTCTTTTATTTCATCATGAAACCAACGGAAGCACATTTCGCCACCCTCAAAGTCTTCATTAAGTATTATAGATGCACTTAGTTTTCTTACAGTTCCACTCAACCATGGGTCCATTGTTTCAGACATATTTTTTGGTGGGCCACCTCCAGTCCATCTGCGCACGTTGCTGACATTGGGTTCTCCATCTATATGCCAGCCATAGTGTTGTTTTCTTTTCCCCTCGTAGGAGGTAAACTGAAAGTCCTCTGAACAAGTTATTTTATATTCAAGACCTAGTGCATGGCTTGCTGCTTTAGCAAAACCAAACATTCTTTTTTCTAATACTTCATCACTAAAAAAGTGAACATCAGAGTTTCTTGTTAAGTGTTGATCAGTGGTGAATGTCCCTTTCTCTGCTCGAAAGTGTCCTCCACTTTCTAATCTGGGCACACAATGTTGTATTATCTCACTTGCATGTTTTTCATGAATAGCGCCATGTATAATATAAACTGGCATTGGCATTTGTTCTGGTCCGTATTTTATGTAGTTCATCTTTTCTTTCCTTGTCCTCTATATTTTTTAAAACTTCTACGTTTATGTTTGTTCTTTGGTCTTGATCGCACGCTGTGTCCAATAGATGTTCTTTTCTTTGGACCAGGTTCGTGTTCGACAAATTGTTTACTCTTCTTTGCCAACCGTATACTCCCCTTCTATTAACACTTTGTTATCTTCGTATATCTTTTTCATTTTACTTTCTAATTCTTCAATAGATAGGTCTTCTATCTTACCAGTCAAACTTATTTTTTGTTCGATGTAGAGTCCTGCTGCTTTACCTCGCGCGACTTCAGCGTTGGCCGCAGCACTAAATGCACCCTTTGATAGGGCTTGCTCCCTAATCCTACCAAGTTCAGTAATGTGTCTTTCAAACGTGACCTCATATTTTTTCTGCACTTCGGAACGAAGCTCACCGATATATTTGGCGACAAGGGGGAATTTATTCGGATTTCGTAGTTCTGAAGCCCGTACGTGCGCAGAACCTTCTGCATAGCCTGCCTCAATAGCACATTCTGTTGGTGTTTTACGTCCTTCATTGTAAACCAATAACTCCGCGAATTTCTTCTGTTGTTCTGATAATTGTTTGGGTAATCCCATAACGTAACTATAAGTTAATTTACTTTCTTTTACAAGACCATACTGGAACTAGTTTTATAGTACCAAAATATACGTCCTCGTTAATTTTAATGTCTTCATACCAAACCATGTCAGCACCAGCTGCCAGTAAGCGCTCCCTCTCTGGCACCCAAATTTCATCGTAAACTTTGCTCATCCCCGATTTAGAATGATTATAATCTACACTATTAAACTTAAACGTGTCCTCAACTTTACCATGCAAATGTTTGTTGACGGCTGACATATAAGTGCTGAACAGCCAGGCCTCTTTGTCTTTTCTGTCAATAACAATATATTTATCGGCGCCTTCTAGTGGCTGATGTGTGTAGAGGTATTGATATTTAAAAATAATATTTTTTGATTCTGGCAAACTGTTTGTAATAACTTCATACTTCATTTCATAACCTGGTAGTTTGCTGTGCAAATAACATAACGCTAGTGTGCCGCCGCACCTGCCTGGATTAACGATACATATTCTCATTCAATATCTTTCTTAGTGCTAATTGATTGGCTTCTGTATTCATCTTACGCTCGAGATCTACATAAAGTATAACCCTGTCCTCATCTGTTTCATTTGCACCATAGTGCAAGTAGGTGTCATCAAAAGCAAACACCTCACCTTCTTTCCAATAATGTTTCTTACCATCTAAGGACAACCAGCAATCACCTGGTGGTATGTGTAGTCCAATATGCAATCTGATAACTCCTTTGAAAGGTCCCATATGTGGCTTGACTACAGCCCCAGGTTTCCAGGTAGATATAGAAACGTGTTTTACATCAGCTGGAAAGCTGTGTTCTTGTATGTTTGCCATCTCCCAAAGACCATCGTCGGTAATCTCTTCACTAAAATATGGCTTGCCTTGAACTCTTTCTGTTTGATCAATGTAAGAAGATAAAGCATAAACCGCTGACAGCAACTGAGAGACACTGTGTCGATCAATGACAGCGTCCGTAAGAACAGGAGTGTTTGGATCGGCGCTGTTATCATCAATCCATTTATTCAAATATCTTAGGTCTGATTTGTGAAACATATTAGTGGGAATTAGGCCTACCACGGTAAATAAATTTTAAAAAATTGTGCGTGCGCGCAAAGTGCATAAAAACTGCCAAAAATTGCAGTAGTCTACCATAAAAAAATATAGTGGTAGACCTTTTGGTAGATTGTTTTGGTATATATTTCAATACCTTACCATAGTTTCTACCGTCTACCGCCTGTTTTCTGGAAAGTTTAATAAATTTTAGAACTAAAGGGTCAAATCTCCCCTTATAGTTGTGGTAGAGTGTTGCAAAAATATCACACTTCGTCGGTGTTGACTGTCTTTGACATGCAGTAGAACCCCCATGTCTTGAGCTTACGTCCGTCTTCGTGGATACCATGTATCCTGAAAAGTTCTTCGACAAGATCAGCTTTGTTGTCCCAGATGTAATCCAAACATTCGCCACGTCCCTGGAATTGTTTAGCCTCGTAGTCTGTGTACCCATAATCACCCGGCCCCTGATACCAAAGCATTGCTGTTATTATCCATACTGTTGTAGAACTCATCCAGTCTCCCCAAAAATTTATGTTTTGCTTCTCTAAACTCTTCTCCCTCTATAACAAATTCTTGATAGTAAAGGTCCTTAGAGCACATCATGATAACACCTTTGTTTATTTCTGTCCCGTAAATAATGTCATGCGCCATGCCATATGCTGCCATTTGTAGCATGTAGTCATCAATCCACTCTCTTTGTTTTGGTTTATTTGTCTGTTTAAAGTCAATGATACTGACCTGATCATTGTGTCTACCAACCAGGTCCACGCTCCCCGCATATAAATCAGGGTAATATAGGACAGCTTCTATGCCATAAACCTCATCAACATTGTTCAATCCGCGTTCCACGATTATCTCAGCCATGTTCTGTGCCTGTTGTCCTATCTCAGTCAAGTCCAAACACCTCTCTCCTCTAATCAAATCCTCCAAGTACTTATGCATTGCCGTTCCACGTATAGCCGCGTCGCGCGTTACGCGCTGCGCTTCACGCAGTCCCACTCTTTGGCGCCAACGCTCCAGACTTTCTCGTTTTTCTTTTGGCTGTGTTTGGCCCAGGACAGTTGTAACACTTGGTAATTTTTGTTCACTACCATCTATCGAGTAATGTCTAAGCCCTTCTATCTTCGCCCTGGTGCTGCTTGGGTATTTATATTTATCAACTATTTTCATGGCATTCTTCTAAAAATTATCGACCATCTCTTTCTCCATTTTTTATACGTTTCTTCGTCATTCTCTTTTGTCTTCACGCGTTCCACCCTTTTTGTATTGGTACGCCAAAGTCTTTGTTCAGATAATCGCTCCAATCCTTGATCCCTATCCATTCCAAGACCTCAAAAGGTTCTTTATGTTCGATATCTTCCATAAAAACCCGTAGGCAGTTCGCCGGCAATAGTCTTCGATATGCTTCATTATTTCTTTCAACATATTTCATCCAGAGATCAATCGTCTCGTTGTCAGGTATAAACCTCCTTAGTTTTTCAACTTTTCTATCACCTTTCTTAAAAATGTAATGACCTGTGGTCATTGACAAATATAAAGAAATCGTTTGTTTTTTCAAGTCTTTACGTTCGCAGCTGATGTAGTCAGCGTGCCATGACGGCGCAGGATTAGACAGCAAAGGATATTTCAAAAGTATTTTGTGTGTCTTCATGTGCCTGGTCACAAACTGTCGCCTAATTGTTTTTGTAAAGTCGTCGGTCTTTTCAATATGTTTGAGTAGATCAACAGTGCCCTTGACGCCCGGCCGCCCTGTAAGAACCAGCTTATCCGTGATGTCCGCGTCAACCAACTCTGGCACCAAGAACTCATTGAGTCCAAGGTATTTACATTCAGCCAAATCATATGTTCGATTGAATACCTGTTCAAACGTGCCCTCTGACGTGTCACCATGCATGGCTCTGTAGTATCTATCTAACACTAGGTATAGATAGGTTGATCCACTTCTGCCATTATGTAAGATTATTTTATTCAAAGTTCTGGTTTGTCATCTTCTTGGCTTTCTCTAAAAACTTTTTGATCATAGCCAGTTCAGCTTTCAACTCTCTATTCTCTCTTCTCAATGTTGCAATCAAAGGTATTACTCTCATGTGGTGATCATAACAAGACCAGTTCCAGTAATCTATTTGTTGTTCGATCTGCTTCTCCAGGTTTTCTATGTACTGTGCGTCTGTTTCTATAATATCTAGATTAGATACATACTTGTATTTATGTCCTGATAGTTCATACGGCAGTTTTCTTTGCTTCATACGTCCACGCTCGTCTTACCCTTCTTGATTTTTGCCAGTATTCTGGTGGTCCAGTAATACCTATTTCTTTTTTAACATCTTCTAATGGTTTATTAAATAGACTTTCCCAGTCTACAAAAATAAAATCAACAGAATTCTTACCACGTTTATACGCTTCTCTCATCCACCGATAGTAATCTACGACAGGAAGATGCATGATCCAGTCTTTCCAAGACATTCTCTTTGTTGTTTTGCCAGGTATCAACGTGTATTTTAAACTAGCCCAAGCACCAATCATGATAAAAAATACCCAACTCTTTTTCCATTCGTTTCCTAAATGATAAGACAGAACGCAAAGCTCACCTATTGTGCTGGTATCGTAGTCATTGAAAAAATGTATCAAGTCGTGCTGCATCATTGAGTGTCTTTGGAATGCTTCAAATAGTTTTGATGGGTTCTTGCTCCTGTGTTTGACTTCAAGAGAAACCTTAAATAAATCAACAGCTTTGTTGCTTGCTTTGTTTGACCAATTCTTAAACGCTTCACCAAAAGAACCTGGTTCAAATTCTCGGTCCACGATCATTTGTTGAAAGCATGGTCCATTCACTAACCGTTTTGATACATCCCACTTTCTAAACTTTTTTAGCCTGGCCAACGTGTCATCACGATCCAGCGTATTAACAAAATCATATATCAAAGGTAAAGGTATACTAACTTGAAAGTACATCAGCTGTTTTCTGTACTTCTTAAACAAACCCAGGTAGTCTTTTATGTTTGTCATTTGTAAATCAGAATTACTTTTGTAAACACCCCACTGTTGTTTGTTAACGTAACTGAATCACTTGTTAGTTTCTTTATATCCAAAGCATCTATCGTTTGTGATCCGGTTGTTACTTCTTCCCCTGACATAAAATAACAATCAGTGCCTTGTTTGTTTAAAGTTATTGAATCACCATTCATTACATCCGCTTGTTTAAAGGTCCAACCTTTTTCATATTGCATTGGACAAACTAAAACTGTGTCGTCTGTCAAAATTTCTAAACCAGTTTCAGAAACCTTTGGTCTCCAATATAGAATAGAATCTTTTAGTTCTGATGTATTTAACGGATGATATGTTGCATTGCCATGTAACATATTTTCTCCAACCGTATGGTTTACCTTTACTAGATAGTCTGAATCTAAACTGTTTTGTAAGGCAACGTAATCATCTATGTGTTCTGTTTGAAAAGGATCTCCGTCTTTCCATTTGAACCACATCTTAATAGCGCCTTTCATTAAAAAATAGTTATCTGGATTTTTCCATAAGTGCGCTTTCTCTGGGTGTGCAATAGCAATATCATTGCCCTGTCTATCTTTTGGATACTCAGCTAAAGTTTCAGCAACAATTTTTTCTCCTGCTTTTGTATTTTGTGCAATAGATATTTGTATTTTATTTTCTATGTTTTTTACTGTTTCAAAATCAATATTAAAAATCATATCTCCTCCGGTGTTGTAGCTGTTATCGTGTGCCTACCATTTGGTTTTAACCAGTTTTCTGTCTGCTCTGCATTAACTCTTGCAGATGGAACAATTGTTTTTGTTTCTTGATCAACATAATATTCTGGAGCCAGATACCCAAGTTGTCCAGCCCATTCTGTCAAAACCTGTTGTTGTCTCACCTCTTTAAGTCCTTCGTATTCTTCGTGTCCTTGTCTACAACAAAAACTTAACGGTGTCACAGACAAAGTCTTGTGTGTCCAGGTCCACTTTATTTCTTTCGAATCATCTGGTTGTACAATTTCTCCAGTCTCTTCTTCCGTAAAACTAAACTCTCCTAAATAAATGTCAGACATTTTTAACCACTATCATTGATGTACATTGCACCACTGGTTGGCCAGTTACCAGCACCAGGAGTAAAACTGCCAGCGGAATCGGTGCCACCCAAACCTGTTCTCCACGAGGTAGATGCTCCAGTATTATTTTGCACAGGGGGCCCTGGCACACCATGAGTATTGGACATACTTATGTTAATTGTTTGTTGTCCACTTGCGTTGTAAACTGTAGCCTGGCGTGCAACCCCAACAGGAATAGCGGTTGACCAGTTCACTAGACCAACGTTAACACCCACATTAGTTTCACTTCTAAAAGTGGTCCAGTTACCTATGTTGGTGTTTGCAAAATAACCCGCCTGATCAAAGAACTGCGTTGCAGAAGGAGCTCCTCTAAATGTTGTAGGTAGTTTACCACCACTTTGAGTTTGCGTTGCGTTGAATCCACCGAGCCTAGCTATGCCCTTTGCACCATAAAAATTACTCACAGAAATTTGTGATGTAGTGCCAGTAGGAATGGGCGCATTAGCCGGAACAGGATATGTAAAACCAGAGCCTCGATAAAAAGTGCTAAGTGTTACATTAGCAGAGTTGCCGCCGAATTCGGCCCTAATGCTGTTGTAATCGAGTGTGCCGCTGCTTGGTAGAGTCATACAAAAATCTTGTTTTTAAAATAAATTACCCCGTTAGTATAATCGAATTCACATGGGTTGCCAACTAGATCAGCCGGTGTCATTTGACCCATTCTAACCCAGTTTGTATGACCAAATTTTGCTTTACACATTTTGTCGATTGTATGTGCAGGGATATCATTGAAGCATTCGTCAGCCTCGTACGGCGCTCCTGTATCCTCTGGTATCCAATCTATTTCTAATTCAAATTCATCTATTACGTCCATATCCACTCCCCGTCTTTGGCGTCTGAGGACATCCAGTGATGATGTTTGTCGTATGTATCTGGCTGAAAAGCCCATTCAGAAAACATCATAGATACCCTGTATCTGCCTTTTGTTGTTTTGTTTGTGCCATGGTACACTGCCTTATCCCAATACACCAACATATTTTCTTTTGGTTTTATGTGTATTGCTTGAGTTCCCTCCAAAGGCGTGTATTTATTATCCAATATAGGCCTACCTTTTATATAGGTGCTGTAAGGTAAAATAACTAGCTCGCCGCCCTCCATTTCTGGATCAATTGATATGTACAGAACATGAGTATTCATAGGAAATTCTTTTGGTCTAGCCATGTCTTCCTCTCCAAATCTTTGCTGCTCCTGTTTTGCTCTCAACTCATTGGCATCTACATGAAACAATGTCTCATCCAATGTGTTTCTGAACCAGTATTCAACATGGTGCTCGTGTCCTATTAATGTTCTGATCATTCTTTCAGGCAGGTTTCTCGCTGGTTCATTTTTAGGATGAAAATTATAAGCAGGAAGTTTACCTATTATCTCGCCTTCGTTGTATGCCAATAAACCATGCATTTCTCTTAGCATGCCTGGATCTAAAACATCGTACGCAATCTTAATGTGGTCCACTAGTCTCGCCAACCTGGAAAACTACCAGCATTCCAATCTTCAACCAAGATTTCTGCGCGTGCTTCGATCAGCTCTCGTTGTTCTTTATTGAAATATTTTTGAGAATACTTTCCGTTAATAAAAAGATCATGAGCAGCCTCTTCTATTAAGCCATCCATGTGAGCTTCTTCTATCATTTTTTGTTTCGTTGCTCCCATAACAATCCTCCTTTCCTCTTCTACTCTTTCATAGCATATGGATCAGTTGACAGCATGCGCTGTTTCTTTTCCGGTTGCTTTCCTAATATAATATCTTCCATGTTTTTATGCAAATAGTTTGCCATCTGTCCAATTACATTATCTTGAGATAAGGTTTCAACTAAATCTTTCAAGGACTCACCGTTCTGCAGGCATCTTGATATCAGCTTGCCTGAGGCTCTGAGTTCTCTATCTAAGTATGAATCTGTTGGCTTGAGCTTCACCCAAAACGCCATTGGCGTAATGCCGGTATCGCTGGCTACATAGTTTACTATACCAACCACTCGACGTTCGTCGATTGGTAACGCGAAAGTTGCACTCATCATCCTGTTAGGGATTTCTCTTCTCACCTTTGTCTCCTTGTTAAAAGTCATCTTTGTGTGCCTCGATAAATTGGTACAAAGAAATGTTTGTTTCTTTGACTTGTTGTATCTCCAACCACATCGTTTCAATGACACTGTATATATTATAGATAGTGACAAGATTTACAATCATTAATCCTACCCCCATTGCTAAAATTGTCCACACTAGCAAATTGCTAGTTGACCATTCGAGCTTGATCTTCAAGTCTTTCAAAAGCTTTCCTCCCTCTAACTTCAAATAACTCTCTTAGTTTTCTGCTCCATATAGATTTCATTTCATAATCTTTAGCTATTTTCATAGCTTTCATTATGTTTTCTATTCGTCTTTCCATCAAACTCATATGGTTTCGCCAGTTTTCATCCATCTTGGTTCTATGCCTCCTTCAACATTTTCTCTACATTGATTAGCCGGCAACATGACCCAGCCTTGGCTGTCACATTGTGGACAATCATATTGTACAGTTTGTATTCGGATAAATCCATTACCAAAACACCGTGGACAAATAGCTTTAACCTCTTGATTTCCCGTTAGATCTACCATTTTTTCTTTTTAACTCTTTCTCTAGTAAAAATTCTATAACTTTTTGTACACTTACTGGCACTTCAAACCTATTTTTGGCCAAAGACCTTAGTTTTTCGTGCGTATCTACAGACACTGACACTGATTTAAAATTTGCTATATCTGGCATATTACCTCCTTATTATATTATTATATGGGATTATATATATCAATTATTATATTTGACAAGAGAATAATTTAATATATTTTAATAAAATCTTCACACCTTTCAATGCCGGTGAGGTTAGTTCCTTTTCCTCACCGGATTAATTTCTTCTAAAAATATAACTGTCTTCTAAATAATTAAACGTAACTTTGCCGTTTACGTGTTGCCTGTGTTTTGTTTTACATGTCATACACTCGTAAATTCGTTCGTCCTCTTCAGATACCAAACGAATAAATGGAACATAATTACTACACCTATCACAAATACCTAAAATTATTTCTACTGGACTGTCTTTATTGTATTTCACCCCAGCTTTTCCCCTTTTCGTAATCTACTTTATTTGGGACCTGTAGCTCGACCGCTTGCTCCATAATATCAATAATTTTTTGTGCCTCTTCAGCGCTTGATACTGAGATATCAAGTTCATCATGTACTTGAACATGTGGTATTACTCCTTCCTGGTAAAGGGCCAGCATTGCTTTCTTTGTCATGTCAGCTGCTGATCCCTGTATTAGTTTATTTAAAGCTTTATATGTGAACGCTCTTTTAATCCCCGGTCCGTGCTTCCTTTTTGCTTCTTCTTGTTTCAACGGTTTGTGAATACCAAACGATATAGGCTGCCAAAGATCAAAGTGTAATTTTCTACCACCCAACGTTGATATAACTCCGTAGTCATCAGCTATGTTTGTTGCTTCATTAGCAATAAGTTTTACGAACGGAACTTTTTCATGATAGGTCTTTAATAATTTTTCTGCAGCATCTTTCATCAGTCCCAGCTCTGACATAAGTTTGTTCTTACCCATGCCATACATAATACCAAGATTAATTGTCTTTGCTTCTTTTCTTTCAATGCCGGCCATGTCAGCAATCATCTGGTGAAAGTCTGCGCTGCCATCGTTGTATGCATCAACAATTGTTTGTGTGCCTTCTAGTTTCATCAATGATGCGTAGTGAACTAGTATTCTAGGTTCTTGTTGACTGTAGTCAAAACAGCCCCAGGTATGATCTTCTTCAGGTAAAAACAAAGAACGAATCATTGGTCCAATTATTTTGTGTCTCGCAGGTATTTGCTGCAGGTTTGGATTTGAATAACTAAACCTGCCTGTGACAGTGCCACCATCATCAGATCTTATCTGATTTATGTCTGCATGTATTCTGCCTCTGTAGTTGTGTTTAAGTATGGTGTCGATGAAAGTTGTATTTGCCTTGTTTATTTCTCTTGCCTTTACTATAAGCTTTGGTAATTCAGCAGGGTGTGTCGCAAGAAAGTTTTTTGTAAAGCTTGGTGAACCTTTTTCTGTTCTATCAAATGGTATTTTTAATTTATCAAAAGCTTTTGCAATAGATGCAGCAGCCCATAACTCAATATCAAAACCAACCATTTTGTGTATCTGAGCATGAATTTCTTTTTCTTGTTTTATTAACTCTTTCTTTAGTTTACCAGCCCCATCTACGTCTACCCTCACACCTTTGAATTTCATATCGACCAGGCATGGAAACAGATTGGATTCCAAATTAAATATGTCCCAAAGTTCTTCTTTTGTAAGTTCGTGCTGTAATGCGTGCCACAGTTTCAATGTAATCTCTGCATCTTTTTCTGCATACTCAGCGACCAATGGTGCAGGTAGTCTCCACATTTCTGCTTTTGGATTGACTCCCCACTCTTTGGCTGCTTCTTTCAATGCAGTTTCACTTTTAGTTAAGCCTGTGTAGTCTCTTGAAACCGAGTTTAAGGTATAGCTTAGCCTGTTTTCATCAATCAAACTTGCAGCAACCATTGTGTCAACGATACCACCGTTAATGTGAAAACCCATAGATCGTATCCAGGACACATCATACATTGCGTTGTGAAATATTTTTGTAGCTGTGGTTTGTAATAATTCTTCAAACCAATCCAAGACTAATGCGCGGTCCATGTTCCCACCACTTTCATGCGCGATAGGAAAATAGCCGGACCAACCTTCGACAGCAACGGCAATGCCGACAACTTCACCTTCTCTTCTTACCGAACCTGATCCCATTGTAAGCAGGTTTGGATCTCGTGTTTCTAAGTCGATAGCGATTTCGGTATGACCAGATAAATCTGGTAATTCGAACGGAGGTACCCATTCTGTTTCAGGATTAAAATTCATTGGTACTTGTAATGGTCTTATCATCTAAAATTAATATTAATGGTTATTCTTGCTGGTTTATCCGTACAGGTGCTACTATTGTGCATAATATTTTCATCAGTGTATACAGCGGTGTTAAATCTACTTGGAACTATTATTGGATCTTTACCATCAGGAAAATATTTAGTGAAACCATCGTTGTCGTTTACATAATATAAAATAGTTTTCTCACCCTTTTGCGACCATGGTTGATCCTCTCTAAAACCAACCAAATCAAAATGTTTTCCGTGCTCAACTATCTCCTGTGTTCTTGGGTACATGTTAAACTTTATATATCTCAAATAGTCTACCCCTCTTGTTGATAATAAATTACCAAGTAAAGCAACTGCTTGAGAGCTGTAAATCATGTGAGTATGTGGGTCATCTGTGTTTGATTTAAATACTTCGTGTGTAAAATAACCATGACCACAATCATCATTTTTACTAGCGGTGTTCCAGCAGAAACTCCAGGGAACCTCTGAACTAGTCAAACACTCGTGTATAGCGTAAGCATCATCCCTTGGTAAAAAGTTTTCTATGACTTGAAATGTCATTCATACTCCTTTTTTAATTTATTCAAAAACCAAATGGCTTTGTCCAAATCTTCTATGGGTTTGCCTTTATGTTCATGGCGCCAAACATATTTTATAGCCGAGCCTTGTAGATAATATTTAAAACCATCTCCTTGACATGATTTGATTGCATCTATGCAGCCTATGTCTCCTTTGTTGTAGTGCGATGGAAAGTTTACTGGGTCGTGTTTTTTAGACATATGTGCATTCTCCTGTATCAACGTTTACGTTCAAAATATTTACACCAAGATTCTTTTGTATAGGTGTCAGTGATCTGTTTATTTTGTATCCGTCTCGCTTTCTTCTGCATTCTGATTTTACGTCGATCAGTATAACCTCATATTCTTTTATTGCAACTAAATCAACGGGTCCCTGCTGAGACATATTTCTGCAGACCAGGTATCCTTGGTCCCATAGCCACATTGCAGCTATATATTCTGCTTTGTCGCCTTTTATGTGTTCATGAAATCTCACAGTGTATATGCTCTAGAATAGTTTCGTGGCTCTAATATGTGCAAAGCTTTTTTAGCTCTTGTTACAGCAACATAAAATAACCTGTGTAGTTCATCTGGGTCCAAATCATTGTGGTCAACAGCAGACTTAGTAATATCAGGAAGAATGAGTACATTATCAGCTTCCCCTCCTTTCGCTCCGTGTATTGTTGATAGTGTTATTCGTGGGTTTTGTTTAAAACTTTCTCCGTTTGCTAGCATGTTACGAATATAATTTTCTGTATTGGTATCTAAGCCTGCAAATGCTTTGTACCAAACATCTGTAGTTTGTAATCCATGGTTCGCGGTGCACTCTTCAATGTAATAACCTTCTTCGTTCTCGTCCATTGTCTTACCTTTTTGATATCCTTTGGTCACGTTTTCTCCAAGGTAAGAATAAATATTTTTTATTGATGCAACGGGTAGTAATGTTTCACTGTTTCTC